TGTAGTAGCTTTTACACCAGCTGATGTAAAAGATAAAGACTATATGGATGTTAAGAAGTATCAGGTTTTAGAGAGGTTCTATAAAGTTAAAGTTACTTTTTATTATGTAATAAATAATCAGGATTCATCAGAAATGATTATGTCTGAAGAAGAGTTTGTTGGTTTTTCACAGGAAAATCTTGATTTAATAGAAACTGGCGTTTTAACAGTTGCCCCTGTTCAGCAAACAAGAATAAAGGTTTGTGCTTCAGTTGGTGAAATTGTTTTGTATGAACAAATTCTAAATACAGATATTTATCCTATTGTACCATTACCAAATGTTTGGACTGGTACTCCATATCCAAAGTCAGACATATCCAGAGCAAAACCAATGCAGAGACTTTTAAATAAATTATGGTCTTTGGCATTATCTCATGCTCAGGCTTCTGCTGGATTAAAGCTTTTAGTACCCCTTGGTAGTGTTGATGATGTAGCTCAATTAGAACAGGATTGGGCAAACCCGAATGCTGTAATTGAAATAGATTCTTCTCAGGGAGAACCTCATTATCCACAACCATCACCATTAGCTGGAGAATTTTATAAGTTAATTCAGCAATCAGAGTTTTATATAGATTTTATATTTGGACTTCCTGAGATGATGCATGGTGTTGCAGATAAAGCACCAGATACTGTTCGTGGTACAGAAAGAATGATAGCACTTGGTAGTGAAAGACCAAAATCAAAATTAAGAGATATTGAATTTTCTATAAATAGACTTGGTAAAGTTTTATATAATATATCTAAAGGACATTATAGTTTTAAGAAAATGTTTCGCCTTGCTCAACCAAATAATGATTTAACTGAAGTTATGGTAAATGTTTATGATGATGTTTCAAATTCTATTATTGATATTAAGAAAGAACAATACAATATTGAGCAGCATGATATAAGAATTGAACCCGGTTCTACAATGCCTACAAACAAATACGCAGAACTTAGTGTATATTTAGAGGCGTTCCAGATGGGAATTATTGATAAAATAGAAGTGTTAAAGAAAAACCCAGAAATATTTGATAAAGAAGGCATCATGCGAAGAACAGATGAAAAACAACAAATGATGCAACAAATCCAGTCCTTACAGGGACAGGTTAAGAATTTGCAGGGTGACTTGCAAACAGCCCAAAGAGAATCTGTACAAGACAGAAAACGAGTTGAAGTGGAGAAATTCAAAACTAGACTCGGTGAAGTCTCATCAGATTCTAAGGCAGATAGAAGAGTACAACGTAGTAAACTAGAAAATGAGGTGAAGCTCGAAGTTGAGAAATTAGCTAATCGTCTTAATAATGAAGCGAATAAAGCTAGTTCGGCTCAGAAAACATAGAGACATCTCGAAAGGATATATACATGGAAACTTTAGAACAAATTGAGGCTAATGTCGAACAAACAGCTCAAGGTAATGAAAGCCCATTTGAGGATAATATTACTGTAGCACAATCTCCAGAAGAGGTTGTCGCTGAAACTAATGAAGACCCGGTTTTAGATGAAGATACTGAAGCTCGTAAATTTCAATCAATGTATGACCGCTCACAGGCGGAACTCGGAGAATTGAAAAAATACGAACCTTTAGTTGATTTACTAGAGTCGAGACCTGATTTAGTTAAGGTATTACAGGATAATATTTCTAATCCTTCAGATGAAAAACAATCATCACCAGCTGTTGAAGTTGACGATTTCAACCCTTGGGATGCCTTTGACCCAAAAAAAGATACCGCTTCTCGCAGGCTTGTTAAAACAGAAATGAAAAACATAGCCGGACAAGCAATCAGCAAAGCTATGGCAGAGCAACAGGCTCAGATGCAGACTAAAATGCATTTGAACAATACTGTTAATGAACTTAGGAGTAATTACAAAATGTCAGATAATGATATTAAAGAATTTCTTGAGTTTTCAACTCAGCCAAAAGAGCAAGTTGGTTTAAATAACCTTGTAAAGTTATGGCGTGATGTCAGTGGGGTTAGTCAAAATAATACTGATACATTAAATGCGGTGAAAGCCGCACAAGATACTCCTCGCTCTGCAGGGGTTCTACAAGGACAATCTGTTCAGAGTCAATCTGATGTGGATAAATTGTGGGACTCTGTTGTCAGTGCGGGAAGTAGAAGTAATGTTTTGAAATAAATAAAAACAATAGGAGTAAAATATGGCAACATATAGTGCTGGCAGTTTATCGGCAAATGGGTCTAGAACACCCGGAGTATCTGCAACCGATTTTCACTCAAGACGATTATTCGACTTTAGTGATAGGATAGCAGAATTAGCCCCGGAAGAGTCTCCGTTTTTCGTATATCTGTCAAAAGTAGGCAAGGTGCCAACTTCAGACTCCCAGTTTCGATTTCTAGAAGACAGAACCAAAATATCTATTGCTGACAGGGCTTTTGAAACGCAAGCTGCATTTACAGCAGCTGCGGTAGGAAGTACTGCAACAGCAAAATTTGATACTACGGATTCAACACCAGTCTCAGTTGATTGGTTGATTCCGGGGATGGTTATAGCTTGTGGTACAGTAGATACAAGTACAGCACAGCCAGAGTGGTGTGTAGTGCGTGTTGAATCTGTTGTGGACTCAGGTGCTTACAGTACGGCTACGGTTCGTACTGTTGCAAAAGCATCTGCGGCTGCTTTGACAGTGCCAATTAATGCTAAATGTACTGTAATAGGAACTGCGTTTGAAGAAGGTACAGGTTCTCCAGATGTTTGGTCTCAAAAGTTAGAGAATGACTACGGTTATACTCAAATCTTCAAGACAGCTTGTGAAATGTCAAATACGGCAAGAGCAACTGTTTATCGTGGATATGCTGATGAATGGCAACGCATTTGGAATTTGAAACTCAGAGAACATAAGGTTGATATTGAAAGAGCTATGCTATTTGGCATGAGAGGTTCGACTAATAGTGTCAATTATACCGATGGTATAGTTGGTCATATTATCGCTAACTCTCAGGCTGAACTTGCTGATGAAGCTCAGGTATCTTACAATGAAGATAAGGCTTATCTTAAAACGATTACAGCAGCTAACTGGACATATGATTCACTTCTAAGTGATTTTGAAGTTATCTTTGACCCAGCTAGAGGCGGAACATCTTCTAAGTTAGCATTGGCTTCATTGCCTGTAGTCTCTCAATTTAATAAATTGGGAGCTGATAGTTTTATTGATACTTCTTTAGGTGCATCAGGTAGTCCTAGTCGTTATAACTTCGAAAGAAGTCAGGGGGCATTTGGTCATAAAGTAATGAAGATTGAAACTATTCATGGTGATATCTCAATGGTAAAAGAACCTCTGTTCAGAGGACAATCTGCAGGTTTCTTGTGTATGGTTGATTTAGACCATGTATCTTATAGACCTCTTGTTGGTAATGGTATCAATCGTGATACCTCAATCCAAACTAATGTACAGTCAGCGGATGAGGACTTACGGAAAGACATGATTCTTACAGAAGCAGGTCTTGAAGTTTCTCTTCCTGAGACTCATGCATTAATACACCTACAAGGAGTATAAGATGAAAGCTGATAGACTCAATAAGAATAGTGCTCAATATGTAGCACTAAAGAAAGAGCAACTTAATGAATATCAAGCATTAGGAGATGAAGCAGGAACAGTAGCAGAAAATACATCAATCGTTGTATTTACTGCAGATGCAGGTTCTTCTCGTGTAATTACAATGCCCTTGGCACTTGCAGGAAGGCATGTCAAATTTCTTTGGCAAGTTGAGCAATCTACAAGTGACAGAGTATTTACTAGAGCAGCTTCAGATGACTTTGTTGGACAAATAAATTGTTCAGTTCAAGGTGATGGCGGTGGAGATGGTGATGTACTTTCAGTAACTGATGGTACAGCTGCTATTACAATCGTTGATGATGTGAATATTGGTAGTGAAGTTAATATCTATTGTGCCGTTGATGGACAGTGGATAATTACTGGTCATATAACATATGATGCAGTAGGTTCAATTCCAACCATTGCTTAATCTTAATCCGAATAAATAAGGATAACAGTATTTAACTGTGGGGGCTGTCAATAAAAGGCAGCTCCCGAAATATTAAAAGAATTATGAAAATGTGTAAACATTGTAAAGAACCCAACCCAGAAGGTTGGTTTTACTGTAGAGAATGCGGAGGTAAAACTTCTGATACTAATTTTACAACTAATTTGTATATGCAAAGTGAGATTGGTAAAAGAACTGATATTGAATTTTCTACAACAACAATAGATGAAGACATAAAACAAAGAAATAAACAATATGCCTAAAGTTGGTAAGAAAAAATTTAAGTATACAAAAGCTGGTAAAAAAGCTGCGAAGAAGTATGCTAAGAAAACTGGTAAAAAGGTTTCTTATAGTAAAAAAAAGAAATCTAGTAAGAGGAAGAAATAATGGCAGGAACATTAAAAGTTAAAATACAAGAAGATATTATACTTGATAATCAAGACTATGGTTCTAAACGAGTATTAGAAGTTGCAAGTATTGCTTCCATAGTAAAAAGAGT